CCGTTACGTGCAGGGACACAGGTTTCCAGACGCAAAAACGGCGAAAGCGATCAGCAAGGCCACGGGCGGAAAAATTCCGTTTGAGGCATGGGAAGCAGTAGCAAAACAGCGGATGGGAATTTCAGCATGAGTGTCAACAAATTCAACATTCAGGAATACCGCGATTATATATCCGGCAAAGCTGGCATAGTTACTCATCCGGGCTTTGAACCAAAAGATATAAACGATCACGTTAAATATCATCAAAAAGTGGCTATCGAATATTCATTGAGCAAAGGCCGCGCTTCGCTATTTCTCGATACTGGTTTGGGCAAGTCTCTTTGTGAATTGGAATTTGCGCGGGAATGTGCTGAAGAAACCGGCAAGCCAAGCCTGATATTGACGCCTCTTGCCGTTGCTGGCCAGATGGTCAGGGAAGGTGAAAAATTCAACATTGATGCAAGGCAGATACGCGAGCAGCACGAAGTCGGTCAAGGCGTTATGGTTGCCAATTATGAGAGATTACAAAAGCTAGATCCGGATTGCTTTGGAGCGATTATCCTGGACGAAAGCAGTATCCTAAAGTCGTTTGCAGGCCAGACCCGCACAAAACTATTAGAAGCATTTCGAGATACTGAATATCGGCTTTGTGCCACGGCAACTCCAAGCCCGAACGATCATATGGAATTAGGCAATCATGCCGAGTTCATGGGCGTTATGCGGCAACAAGAAATGCTGTCCAAATGGTTTATTAATGACACATCAACGGCCAGCCAGGATTGGCGGCTCAAAGGCCATGCGGTTGATGATTTCTGGCAATGGGTGGCAAGCTGGTCGAGGTGCGCGACATTGCCAAGTGATCTAGGCGGCGATGATACCGGCTATATCCTGCCCGAAATCGATCGGCAGATTCACGTTGTAAAACGCGATATAACAAAGGACGTTGATCTAGGGATGCTTTTCGCAATTCCTGAAATGTCCGCGACTTCTTTTCACAAAGAAAAGCGCATGACGATTGACGAGCGATGCGCCAAAGCGGCGGAACTGGCAAGCCACGATAAGCCGGTAACGGTCTGGTGCGAAACTAATCAAGAAAGCACTATGCTTGCTGGCATGATCGACGGGGCGGTTGAGGTTCACGGTTCGCTATCGCCAGATGAAAAGGAAAAGAGGTTATTGGATTTCGCCGATGGCAAATACCGCGCAATTGTAACCAAGCCAAAGCTTGCTGGTTTCGGCGTCAACTGGCAACATTGCGCCCATGCGGTTTTTGCTTCAATTAGCTTTAGCTATGAGCAACACTATCAAGCGGTTCGGCGGTCGCATAGGTTCGGGCAAACCGAGCGCGTCAGAAATGATATTGTAATTTCCGATACGGAAAACACGGTTTGGGATGCCGTAAATATAAAATCCCAAAAGCACGCAGAAATGAAACGGCGCATGAGCGCGGCAATGAAGAAAGCACAAAGTCAATCGGCTACTCGGGTGAAATACGAACGCCCGATTGACCTTGCGTTCCCTGATTGGATTAAAACAAAGGACATATACAATGAAGCAACCTGAATATCAAGGCAATGGTTGGGCCGTTCATAATTCGGACTGCGTCGAGGGCATGGCAGCTATGCCAGAAGAATCCGTAGATTGCGCCATATTCTCACCCCCTTTCGGTGATCTATTTGTCTATTCAGATTCTGAGCGCGATATTGGCAACGCTGGAACTGGCGACAAATTCCTAGAACAATATCGGTTCTTTGCCGAGGCATTAACCCGCGTCATGCGGACTGGTAGGATAGTTTGCGTCCATTGCACTGACTTGCCGATGCGCAAAGGCAAGGACGGTGCAATCGGCCTAAAGGATTTCAGCGGCGAATTGATCCGGGCGCATACGGATGCTGGTTTAGTTTATCATGGCCGCGCTACGATCTGGAAAGACCCTGTAGTTGAAATGCAACGGACAAAGGCGCTTGGTTTGCTTTACAAAACAATCCGCAAAGACAGCGCGATGAACCGCGTCGGGATGCCTGACTATATGCTGTTTTTCCGCAAAGATGGCGAAAATTTAGAGGCTATAGAACATACATATCTGGATGACACAAAAGGTGCTTTGCGGATTGCCCGCGAGACTTTGGAATATATGCAGCGGCAAGGATTGGTTGCGATGGTTCCGAAAGATGACGTTCTGCAGGAATTGATCGAATATTCAAAATTTGATGTTTACGATTGGCAAAAACTTGCATCGCCGGTCTGGATGGATATTCATCAGGGCAATGTTCTGAACCGGATGAAAGGGGCCAATGACGAGCGCCACGTTTGCCCTTTGCAACTGGATACGATAGCGCGTTGCTTGCGGCTTTATAGCAAGCCTGGCGACGTTGTAATGGACCCGTTCAATGGTATCGGATCAACTGGTTACGAGGCGATCCGCTCTAATCGGAAATATTTAGGTTTTGAATTGAAGCCGGAATATGCCGAATTAGCTAGCCGAAATTTGCAGGAAGCGGAAAGTCTATCCGGTTCAATGTTTGAGTTCGCGGCGTGACCGAACCAGACCGCTTCAAACGCGCTCACCCCGGCGCGAACACAGACAAGCGCAATATTGAATACAGCCGCTTCATGTTCGAGCGCGATCATCCGGGGCGGCATTGGGATGCGATTCCGGTCTTTGCACAGCTGCGGCATATTAGCGTTTATCGGAGGGATTTTTTGTGAGGGTGTTAGTGGCATGAAAACGCTTTTCCCAGATCAGCAAGAGACGCTTGATAGAGTGCGCGACAGTTTTCGGCGCGGCAATCGGTCTGTGCTGTTGGTTGCTCCGCCTGGCTTTGGGAAAACTATCATTGGCGCGGAAGTCGTGCGCGGTGCTGCTGAACGGAAAAACTCATCGTGGTTTCTGAACCATCGGCGCGAGCTTATCCACCAGACCAGCAAATCATTCTACGAGCAAGGCATTGAGCATGGCACTGTGATCGCCGGTTCTGTTGGCGATCCCGATATGCTTATCCAAGTTGCCAGCGTTCAGACCATTGTGCGCAGGCTGGACAAATTCCGCTCGCCCGACCTTATCCTGCCCGACGAATGTCATCACGTTGCAAGTAAAACATGGTCTAAAATTCTCGACGAAAATCCTGAATCCAAAGTCCTTGGATTAACCGGAACACCTTGGCGGCTCGACGGCAAGGGGCTTGGTCACTGGTTTGACGATATGGTGGAGGGGCCCAGCACCCGCTGGCTGATCGACAATGGTCGGTTGACCCCATTCCGCCTGTTTGCGCCGTATCTACCAGATATGTCCGGCGTCAAGACATTGGCCGGGGATTACGAAAAATCATCGCTTGCAGCCGCAATGGACAAGCCTTCGATCACTGGTGACGCGGTTGCTCATTATCAAAAACTTGCGTCCGGCAAGCGGTTCATCGCGTTTTGTTGCAGCATCGAACACTCCAAGCACGTCGCGGCGCAGTTCAATGCTTCCGGGATCCCCACGGTCCATGTTGACGGCTATATGTCCGATGATGAGCGCGACCGGGCGTTCGAGATGTTCCGGAGCGGGGAAGTGCTTGGGATAACCAATGTCGATCTGGTGGGCGAGGGGGTCGATGTTCCCGCGCTTGAATGCGTGATCCTGCTGAGGCCAACGAAATCGATGTCCAATTATCTGCAATCATCAATGCGGCCGATGCGCGTTGCTGATGGAAAGGCCGACTGCATCATCCTCGATCACGCCGGAAACAGCCTGATCCACGGCCTGCCAGACGATGACCGCGAATGGTCGCTTGACGACCGCGAGAAAAAGAAACGTGCTGCACCGAGCGAGGTTCCTATCCGCCAGTGCAAGGAATGCTTTTACGTCTACCGCCCCGCGCCTCGCTGCCCGCAATGCGGTCACGCGGCCCCAGCTGCACCGCGCATCGTTGAGACGGTCGAAGGGACACTTGAGGAGGTTAGGCGGGTTGAGGCGGTGGCTAAGGCCAAGAAACGTCAGGAACAGGGCAGCGCGCAGACGCTGGAGGACTTGCAGCGCATTGGCCGTGAGCGGGGTTACCGCTCGGGCTGGGCGATGAATATTTGGAACGCGCGGCAGAGGAGGGCAGCATGAACATCCCCACAACCACCATGGCCGTGCGCGTCTGCCAGGTGTACGGCATCGGGTTGCAGGATTTGCGTGGATCGAGCCGCATAACCGAGTTATGCGAGGCCAGATATGCGCTGATCGTGGCGCTGCGGGAAGTCGGCCTAAGCTATCCGGTAATCGGGCGTTGTATTAGCCGCGATCACAGCACCGTCATGCACGGTCACAGGCGCGGTTTAGTGCTTTGCAAAACACAGATGGGCTTTTCTGATATTGTTGGCGAGCTGGTTGATGCTGCATTCCCAGAGGCGACTAAATCACTCAATGGGCCGTGGCAGGTGGCAGCATGAAACATGGCGATCTGGTAAACCTATGCCTGCTCGAACTTGCACCGCGCGGGATGGCTTGGCCGAATGCGACTGGAGGATATATGGCTGGCGGGCGGTTGTTTAGATACGGCCTCAAGGGTTCATCCGATATTCTGGCCTGCATCAATGGCCGGTTTGTCGGCGTCGAGTGCAAGGCTGGCCGCGATACCGTGAAAAAGCACCAGCGCGCGTTTGGTGATGCGCTCGAACGTGCAGGCGGGGTTTATATCGTCGCTCGGTCTGTCGATGATGTTCGCGAGCGGCTGGCTGCGGAGGGGTTGGTGTGACTCATCCCCGCACCCCAGACATAATTGACGTGCGCGAGCGGTCCAGCGATCAGCAGTTCAAGGATTGGCTGTGCGGCTTCGATATCCACGATCAGCCGGCCATGATGGAACTCGGGCGCGCTGCATATTCCGACATATCGCTGCACACCATGTCGCTCTGCACCGATCAGGTGGGCGTGGTCATGCGGCAGGCGATATCGGTGTTTCGTCATGCGCTGGCCAAACCGGGGCCGCAGCGGCTTTGGAAGGATGCTGATCCGAAGCACCCAGCAATTGCCCGCGCGCTTCGGCTTGACCCCAGCGACGTAAACGCATTCTACAGCCTGTTCCCGTATCGCCTTGCCAAGATAGACGAGCAATACCGCGTCCTGGTCGCGATCGATCCGCCGGCCATGATGTCTGGTGACTGGCACCATATCGATATCGACACCGTGCTGGCATGGGATGTCGTCACTAATACGTGCGAGGTGATTGGTGATATCCAGCCCCAGCTGGTCATGCCGTCACAGCGCGCGCTCGTCACCACCGGGATTCTGACTGGCGACACCATCACGATTTACGGTGACCCGTTCCAATATTTCCGCGCATTCGCTGAACGGCGCGCAATTTACCGCGAACGCCGGATCGACGCGGTTGCCGGTAAATGGTCGCACCCAGCGCATGAAATTCCCGGCGATGTTCCCGGATTGCTCTTGATTGGCGATCCGTACGAAATCCGCTGGCCCGCATTACCCAAAGTCGTGAACGTCATCGGCGCAGATCAAAAGATGGTCCGATCCGCAATATTCAGATCCGCTGACATCCCCGATGTCGTGGACGCAAATCTAAGGGCAGTAGCATGATGGAAACCGGACACCAGCCAGCCGTCACCACCGGAGGCATATCATGATGGCAGATAACATAATTCCGCTCGAAGTTTGGAAGGCCAGAATTCAGAAGGGCCGCAACGGCGCAAAAAAATCCCTGACCAATCTCATGCTGCATCTGCGCAACGTGGCCGGGCTGGGCAAGTCGATCCGGCTCAACGAATTCACCGGCCGCATCGAGTGGCGCGGTAGACCGCTTCAGGATACCGATATCGCCGAGATGCGACTCATTCTTGAGGGTGCTGGTTATGAGCCTGCTGTGTCGGACGTTGGCCCTGCTGTGGACGCATATGCCAAAGAAAACGCATATGACCCGGTGAAGGACTGGCTCGATAGCCTGAAATGGGACAACGTGCCGCGCGTCGATACATGGGTGCAGGATTATATGGGCGCGCTCGACATTCCAGTGCTGCGCGCATTCGGATCGAAATTTTTAATCGGAGCAGTTGCTCGCGTTTATCATCCCGGATGTCAGATGGATAATATGCTTGTGCTTGAAGGAGAGCAGGGAGTCGGCAAGACAACCGCTGTATCGGCATTGTTCGGGCGAGATTACATGATCTCCTCAATATCCGAATTTAAGTCCAAGGAGGCCGCTATAGCCCTTCAGGGCCGCTGGGTAGTCGAGGTAGCCGAACTGGCCGCATTAAACCGCACAGACGTTCGTGACGTGAAAAAATTCATAACCGAGACGATAGACCAGTATCGACCCGTGCACGGCAAGCAGACGATCGACCGGCCAAGGCGGTGTGTTTTTATTGGCACCACGAACGAGCATCAATATCTCAAGGACTCGACCGGCAACCGTCGGTTCTGGTCTGTGCCGTGCGGGATCATTGATATCCCCGGCATCACGGCAGCACGGGACCAGATATGGGCTGAGGCTGTGGCGCGATACCGCGAGGGCGAATATTGGCATATTACCGATCCTGAAACCCTGAAAATGGCGACGCTCGTTCAGGCCGACCGGACTGAGGAAGATGTGTGGGGGCCAGTGATCGACGACTGGCTTGCGTCCGATAGTCAGATCAACGTCAAATATTTTCTGTCCGGCGATATTCT